AACTATAAACCTCAAAAAAATTAAAAAAAAAGAAATTCCCTGTTGTTCCGCCTGTTATTTAAGAACTAACTTCAAAAACCAATAAATGGAGACAAATTGATGCCAAGCCAGGATACACGAACAATAGAAGTAGATGGTAAAAAATACGATGTAGACAGTCTAAGTGCCGATGCACAGGCTGCTATTGCCGTCATTGGAGAGTTAAATGGAAAGATCAATGGATTTCGTAAGGAAGCACACTTTTTGGAGGTAACAAGAAGTGCTTATGAGAGTCAGCTTTCCAGGCAGCTACCATCTAAATCCCTTGAAGATCAGGATTCTAAAGAGAAAAATGCCAAACAGAATAAAACTAGTGGAAAATCCACTACTAACGGAACTAAGTCTGGGTGAAAGCCTGATTGAACTAAAAAGAGTGGCCTTTATATTTGAAAAAAGCGGTGACCCAGAAGTCTTAGAAGAGCTTTTGGACACCATTAGAGACATAGAGATACCTCTTTTAGTCGCAGGATACCACATACCACATGAGGCCGAAGCCTAAACTTGCAATTGTTGTTCCAGACCAGCACTTTCCAATCCATGACGCCCCTGCCGTAAACTGCGTTTTAGCCGCAATCGAGATCGTAAGACCCGATTGTTTAATAAATCTCGGTGATGTAGGCGAATGGGAGTCAGTTTCAGCATGGAAGTGGAAGGGAAAGAAACAGCCACCTCTGGAATACCAGATACCCATAATCGAAAAAGACATCGATGATGTCAATATGGGCCTAGATCTGTTCGATAAGGCCCTGGATAAGGTAAAATGTACGAATAAGTATATGCTTGAGGGTAATCACGACGATTGGACCAACCGATTCGTAGAAAGATACCCTTATATGAGCCATTTTGCCTTTGAAGAGTGCTGTAACTTAAAAAAACGGGGATATCACTTTTATGGTTATAACAAACCCCTAAAGTTAGGTAAATTAAATTTTATACATGGCGCCTATGCAACAGCGTACCACGCTAAGAAACACCTTGAGGCTTATGGCAGCAATATTGTTTATGGTCATACTCATGATATTCAGCGTCATTCACTTACTAAGCTCGATAGTGGTACTATTGGTGCTTGGAGCATGGGCTGTCTTAAGGATATGTCTGCTGAAAAGAACAAATGGCTGAAAGGCAGACTGCATAATTGGAATCATGCATTTGGAATTATCACATGGCACAGCAATGGGAACTTCCAAGTCGAAACAATCGAAATACAGAAAGGTAAATGTTTTGTATGGGGAGACGAGGTAGATGGAAACAGGGGTTAGTCGGGGGGATATAGAGTTAGATCATTACAATGATCGTGAGGTCGGGTGCGCTGACCCCGTGTTCCATAGGAAAATTAAGGGGAAAACCCATTATGCCTACAAAAATAAGGCAGATTTGCTAAAAGTCCATAAAAATGCAAGTATTTCAGATGCGGGGACCGCAAAAGAGGGAGATTGGGTAGAAGCTCGCAATGGTGTAATGAGCCAGGTAGTCAAAAAAGGAAGGATTGGGAAGAGTTCTCCCTATATACGCACTCCCCTTGGTCAATTTAGACCGTATAAGGGAAATAACCCTATTTCAGGTGAACCACACAAGACAGTGTACAGCTTTTCCAAGAAGTATCCATGGGACGATAGCNACAGAGANNTCCCCAATGAGATGGAAATTATGTTTGTGAACCTGATTTTTGGCTATGTACCTAAAGAAGTGGCCTATATGCACCTTTTTAAAACAAACAATGTTGAATATGCCAGGGAAAGGTCTACCTGGCTACTTAAACAGAAAAGGATAAAAAAGATCGTGGATGAAAAATTAGCAGATAAAATGGATAAACTTAACCTAACAGAGGACTTTATACTTGAAGAGATGTTTGAAAGCATCGGTGCGGAGAGAGGTTCGGTGAAATTCAACTATCTTAAGCTTGCCGCAGAGCTGAGAGGCATGATGCCAAAGGAAAAAACCCAGACACTTTCTGTGCTCGGACAGACATTCACTGGATTTACCAAGGAAAGGTTGAAGGAATTTGAAGAAAGGACAGCTATTAAAGACGAAAACGACATTGGAACAGGCGACAAGCAGTGATTCTAAGGTAGAAAGTGGGGGAGATTCAACTTGGGATGGAAAAATCACCGATAGAACGATTAAGTTTTGTCCTTCGTGCCGTCGTTGTTATGACACTAAATATTATAAAGATGTCGCTGATTCTGGTTCAATTGCTTATTATGACGATTTTCCCAGATATGGAAAGGAAAAACTGCTTTGCNGAAACTGCTCGTAAGTGTAAACAGGCTATCCTATCCGAGTTATCCAAAGAAACAAAAATGGGGAGAAGTTAATTATGTCATACAAACAAGTTGGAAAAAAGGTGCACGCAAAAAAGGCTGACTTCAATATAACTATGCCGCCATCTGTAATGGCTGAAAAGGACGAGGTTCTACAAAGGGCGTATAAAGACCTTATTTTCTTTGGGAAGGCGTTTTTACCGAAAGATTTCTTGCAAAAGAGCAAATCCCCACAATTTCACTATACTGTTGCCGAAAAGTTGATATCCACCGTTCCTGGGCAAAGGATCTGTAATATACTTCCCCGTGGGTTCGGCAAGTCAATTCTGGCAAAAGCAGCAATTATGCACAAATTTTGCTTTTCTGGAGCAGATGAGCAACATTTCTTCGCCTGGGTGTCCGAAGAACAGGGTCAGTCCATTGATCACATCAAATATATTCGCCAGCACTTTGAAGAGAACAAGATGATCAAATATTATTTCGGAAACCTTGATGGCGGTAGCATTGGCAAAAGGTGGACAGAAAAAGATTTAGTTACCGCAAAAGGGGACAGAATCATAGCAAAAGGCACCAATCAGAGGCTGAGGGGCCGTGCAGAGGTGAATGTAAGGTATACTGGCATCATTTTAGACGACTTTGAGTCTGAATTGAACACAAAAACACCAGAAAGAAGATCGGAGATTAAAAAGTGGGTGGTTTCGACGGTTTATCCTGCTTTAGAGGAAACACCAGGTAATGAAGGCTGGATATGGCTTTCTGGGACCATTGTACACTTTGACAGTTTTTTACAGATGATATGCGACGGATATAACAAAGCAAAGAAAAACGAGACAAGCTATACTTGGGATCTGACCTTTATGCGAGCCATCGAGGACGGAAAACCAGCTTGGGCGGATCAATTTCCTCTTGCGAAGCTGAAAACGAAGAAAAAAGAGTTTATCGGAGCTGGTCTTGTAAATAAGTTTGCTCAGGAGTATATGAACGATGCTAGAGATATCGGGTCTGCGGCGTTCAAGATTGACCGCATACAGCATCATGCGTATGAATATAAGTGTGAAAACAAATTTGGGTATATTGCAGACAGAGACAATGCAATTCCAGTTAATGTATATATCGGCGTTGATCTAGCCGCAACCGCCTCAGAGACATCGGATTATCAGGTTATTCTGGCTATTGCCGTTGATTCAAACAATAATCGGTATGTTTTGGAATATTTCAGAGAAAGGATACCAACTTTCGATGTTCCGCTTAAAATTATAGAAATGACAAAGAAATATCACCCAGTTAAGCGAGTAACGATTGAAACGGTAGCNGCACAGGAAATGGTCAGGGATATGGTCACCAGGCTGTCGGCAAACGAAAGAAGACTGATGCCTGGGATATTCAAAGGGGTTAAGCCCCCGCCTGGTATAAAAAAGCAAGACAGGCTTGAAACATCGCTTGGTCCAATGATAAACAGTAAAAAATTATATGTTAGAGAAGAAATGACCGAATTGGTGGATGAAGTGTTTGAACATCCGAAGCCAAGACATGATGACATTCTCGATGCGCTTTATTACGCAGATTACTATGCCAGACCGCCGAGGAGCAAAAAAATGAAAATGGACGATCTTGATGCCGAACTTGAGACTTTTAACAACCGTCCAATGAACAAAGTATATAACTGGATTACTGGCGCAAAAATTTAATAAATAAGGTTTGGTATTTCCATTAACTCGTTTAGATTAGACGGGTTAATTTAACAGAAACCCCCAGAAGAAAGCTTAGACTACT